TTAACCACCGCCAATATCTGCGGGAATGTTTTCTTGATCGCGTCCTTGATCAGCCGCATATGATCGTCGGCCTGCCTGCGAGAGTCAGCGCCTAACGGCCAGTTCTCGTTAAGAGCCCATATGCCGTCTATTGGTGTCGTTTCTAATCCCATGTCTTGTCCTTATGCCGCGTATGGGCCAGTTGAGCGTAAACGACCACCGGAGAATCTGGACTTAACCGATTCCGTATTCATCTGGCCCTTAATTACGTTATAAGCATCAAACCATTCCGCCATACGCTGTGGTTCTATCAAATAACCCTTGGCTTGCAATAATGATCCGTATAACAATAAGTCACTGGCATTATCCGTTAGCCAGTTACTGATATTGGTGTTCGATAACGGCGCAAACTTGGCGAAATAATGCAGGGTAATATCGGAATCAGACACCTGGCCGAATTGCAACGTAGTGCCGATGATCGAATAACTCCCCGGCTGACCTTCCGTCAACGGCAAGTATTCCTGTGCAAACTGCTCCGGCGTCAACATCACCAGCTTGGTCGTGTCGCTGTAGATATTCCGCATCTCTGCAAAATCAGTCGGCAAGTCCACCGCACCATCAACGACCGATAACGTAACAACCTGCTCCATCTGTGCAATACGCAATTCACGGTTGATCATATATTCTGCATTGCGGATAAATGACGGAATAACGCCAGTCAGATCGCTACGATCCAACCAATCCGCAATTTCATTCTGTAAATCTTGATAGTTCATACGGATACCAACCAGGATGGATGTTCTTTTGCTATCGTTCGTGCAGCCTTCAAACGAATATGCTCCATCTCGGACTGCAAATCCTTGATTACGTCAGGGTGCTTAGTCATATAGGCAACATACTGCTCGGTCGTCGGGAAGCTGATCACATAATCCAGCCGCTCATTAACAATCGGCAGCTTCTTGCCTTGACGCATTAACGCCGCACTACGGATACGCTCGTTAGCCAGTAATCCAGCGTCATCGAAATAGGTCGTATGAAAATAATGATCGCCGGACTCATCGTGTTCATCACGAATAATATGAGTAACCGCACCAGCGGTACGGTCCAGAATCTCTTTCATATCAATACCATGTCTTTAGTGACTTCATCCTCTGGCAAGCCTTCAATAACGTCACCTTCGCAGAATCGGCCAATGCTGGTATGAATCTGTCCACGACCAACATATTTGTATACTTTCGGCTTACGCACACGCTTTTTCTTAGGCTTTTCTTCCGTTATTTCTTCCGTTGTTTCTATATCGTCCATATAAACCTCAAAGAAACGGCCCCGAAGGGCCGTCCATGTTTACGCTACGGCTGCGGTCGTTTCGTCCACATCCGCGAACACAGCAGAACCACGCTGCGCAAGAGAACGAAGGGTGAAGTCACACGTAACCATGCGGTTTTCAGCAAGCCCAGTGGTTGACAGTTCCTTAGTCCTGTAACCAGACAAGTAACACAACTCCCACAAATCAGGATCAATCAGATACAAATCGCTCCGATCCGTTCCTGTAGTCGGCTGATAACGGCTAGGGGCCATGGTAAGCGTGGCAAAGTTGCCCACGTACACATTGACCGAACCCTGCGCCACAATGCCGCCAGAAGCTACACCACCGCCGGACGATACATTGGTGCGATTACCCGCATCAGCATCGGTACGAAGTGTTGCAACACGAGCGGTTGAATCAAACATGTAATCACTGAACAGTTTGATAACCGGCGCACGAGCACACGCCATCGTTGGATTCCCGCCCTCGTTCCAGCAGGTCTGAAGAAGCGTATCAACGATGGACATGCTTAGCGGCCTTGCCGTACCCGCAACCGCCCCGATGGTCGGGACACCACCGGAATTCGTGCCACCGTTCAGGATTGGATCAACGCCCCCTGAGCCTCGGCTACTGTTGGCAATGCCGGATTCAGCACCCAGCCATGCACCAACACCGGCACACTCACCTTCGGTTGTCGTTCCATTGCCCGCTGCTGCTGGAAGCGTGCTGGAAATACGCGACTCAACGTCACGACGAATCTCACGCAGTCGTTTCGGTAGCTGCTTACGCAACTCGTTACGCCCCGAACCAACCGAATTCACGCTATTGGCACGATCCGATACGCTGACAATCTTTACCGGCTGTTGGTGATAGTTGCCAAACCGCAGCCCAGTACGAGCGGCATTGGTAAAGCCCGTTTCCTGACCGTCAATGGTCTTGTTTTCTGGATCAGCAGCGGCGAGATCTTCTTCCACCCACTCTTCCAGATTATTACCCAGTGATTCACCTTCACCAAACGAATTGACCATGACAAGATCCATAGGGGAAATGTCGATCAATCGCTGCAAAAGCGCCTCGTGTACCTGCCCGCCAGCCTCGACTGCGGATAGATTTACTTCATCCAGATTTTGTGTAGCCATTATGAATACCTCTCGAATACGGCATTTTCAGCAGCTTCCCGTTGTTTACGGGGTAGTTGACCACCTTGTGCCTGATTAATGATTGCATCGAGCTTCTTCGTCTTCGAGGTCGATTTCTGTCCAGTCGTCCCCGTCTTCAGGTTGATCGGTATCTTGCTCACCTTCTTGGCCGTTGCGTTCGCACTCGACTTCTCAGTCCGTAACTTCTGCAATTCGTCCATTAGCTTTACAAATACCTCTCCCGATTCCGTATAAGGAATCATCTCAATGACATTAGCCGGTATCCCTTCACCAAGCATGAATTGCGTAATCTCTACGTTCTTCTGCTCATCCCAGCCCGGCATTGCTGTATTCAAACGCTGCCCATACCCGGCTAACGCTTGGTCCTTTGATGCCTGCTGACTTTGGAACACCTGATTCTTCACAAATTCAGCTTGTTGCTGGGCCTGATTGAACGCCATGTTCAGATTTTGCTTCTGCAATGCAGCCTGACCCGGATCATTCGCTTCAAGCTCTGCCCAGTTAATCCCCTGGTACGTTGCCTGAATCTGCTTGACCTGTGCCTGTGCCTGTAAAAGCTCATCTGGCATTGTCATTGCCTGAGACCGTAACTGCTCAATCTCCGACTTCTGTAACGATAACTCTTCGCGCTGTCTTTCCAACTGACTGATGGTTTCGTCTATGTTGCCGTATTTGGTTGCGTTGTCCTTGTATTGCCCAATGGTCATCTTGCCACCGCCGGGTAATCCCATCTCTAACGCATACAGTTTCTCAACTGGCACCCCAATCGCCTCTGCAAGGCTATTCAGGTCTTCCGGTAACTCAACTTCCTGACTCTCGACAGGCTCATCAACAGCTTCAGACTCATTAACTTCCTCAATCTCTTCGGAGGCTTCTGATTCTGTTTCTTCTGGTATCTCTTCCGGTATCTCTACCGCTTCAACCTTTTCAGGTTCTACCGGATCGCCCAGTATCTCCCGTTCATACTCTGCGTACATATCACTCATATTTGCGTACCTCTACGCTTGGTTTCTACTGCTCGTACTGCAACCATGCTAATGGTCGCCTCTAGTGCCTTCAGGTCGGCTATGACCTTCTGGTACTCAATCTGTGCAATGTCCAGCTCATTACTGAACGGAGCCGCACTCGCTAACTTTAGCTGTGCCGACTTCGTGACTTCTTCCATCCATTCGGCAAAGTCTGGATTCTTTAATAACTTATCTGACTTTTCAGGCGTCATCTTTGTTATCTTCAAATTCTTCGTTCAACTGCTGGCCTGAATTCACTTCCATTTCAGTGATCTTCAGCGCAACGTCTGCGGCGAGCTTGTCGTAATCAAATTGTAAGTTCTGATCCTTCTCAACCGCACTGCCTACCGCTTTAGCCTGATCAAGCTGCAACTTCAAATAATTGTTTTCAGCCGTACTGGTGGCCTTGACCATCTCGGCCTGGGCCAACTGGTTCTGAGCCTGTGCAAGCTGTTGCTGTAACTGCTTCATTTCTTCAGCTTCTTGCTGCTGTCCCAGCTCAAGACCCTGTTTAGCCTGCTGACTCTGCGGGCTTTCTGGGTCAATCCAATGTGACGACGGATCATCAACCCCGCCCGTTTTAGCAATCGCGGTTAACGTGTTATGTACTTTATCCAGATCAACAATGATGCCTTCACCTTTCAACTCAAGCGCCTGTAGCTGCTGCTGTAGAATTAGCTGGTACGTTCCATACAATCGCCCCTTCTCACCCTTTGTAAGCCCTGTAGTGATCATAATGCGCTTACGCTGCGGCCATTGCTGCGGGTTCGCTTGCATCCACGCCCCCGCTTTCGGTACGTGCATCTCCGACATGCCATGCTTTCTAAGCAAGTGATGTATCTGTAACATGATCGGCTTAACCATCGTATCCGCAAAGGATCGAATAATCATCGCCGACAATTGCTCCATACTGGACATGACCCGCTCAGTACCATGCGCGGTATTCATCCCGACCTGCAAATTCTGTGACTGCATATCCAACGAAGCACCGCCACGTTCACGCCGCATCTGATCCATCTGGCTTATCAATGCCAGGTTTTGCGATGCAATCGAAGTGACCGGGATCTGATTAATCGAACCAATCTTTGTACTGGGGATTCTTGACGGCTTTGAATTCGTCATATCTTCAGGATTGATATGGTTGACATCAAACTCAAGTAACTGGTTATTAGCCGCGTACCCGTTATCAATCATCTGCCGATACAATGCCGTTTTTATATCGCTGATCGACTTGATCTTGTCGTACATCGACAAGCCCTTGAACTTGTGCGGCATCATGAACGGCGTACCAGACGCAAACGGAACACCTTCGTAATACTCATCAGCCGTTGTGCCATCGGCATACTTCAGGATTTCATTGCCAGAAAACATAATCTTACGGCGTTCAGCAATACCATCGCCGTCCATATCTACCAGCATGTAACATTCGTACACTTCAATCAGCCGCGTAGCTTGAGCTATTGTGTCGTAATAGGTCTGCTCATCGTTACGATTCCGCGCAACTTCTTCATCATTCCATGAGTAACCCTTGTAGGTCGGCAGATCACGGATCTGATCGGGGTCAAACCCTTTGGCTATTAAACTGGATTCGGTTTCATTCGTCGTGCGGTGTGCCATAAACCGGCAGTTCTCAAGAAACAAACTCGGCTGTTCGGCGCTGTAAACAAACTCTTCTGGCGGGACGGCAACACAACTAACACCCTCTTCACGATCAATATACCGAACCACTACGTCCGATATGATCATGGGATTACCGAACTCATCCGCCGCTATATCCTGTGAATGCTCGATAATCTCGCCGTCTTGCATGATCTGCTGAAGCTCAATCGGCGTTAATCCCTGATACTCCTCAACCCTGACCGTTGAAGTCTCAGACCATGTCGTCTTTACAACGCCGTTACGCTGTAACAACCCGTCCTTGATCGCCAGAAACAGGACGTTATAGCCGTCATTTTCCTGACTGAATACATAGTTGACGACATCTGATTCAACCTGTGCCGCTTCTTCGTCCTGCTCCGACAATGGCTGGAACTTCGCTAAATCAGACTGGGCAAAACACGGCATAATCTGCGATAGGCTGGATTCCACCATATCAGCAACATCATTACTGCTAACCCCCGACAAGCCCTCTTCAGTCGGCGGTGAAGGTCGTCTTCCATAGTAATAATCAAGCGCCAGGGTATTGTCGTTAAAGTCGTCGTCGCGGTCTTCAGCATTAGCAATCTCATTGCTTAATATACTGGCA